TATAACAATACTTGCTACTGTATTGTAGTTAAAGAAACCTAGATAGTTTGCCGCCAAGAAACCGAAAAACACTGACCATATAGTAAACAACACTAGCATAAAGTAGGTTTGTAAACTTGGGTCGGGTATATATTTTAAAGGATTGTATCTTACATCCATAACTCTTCGCCATCCATTCACGAGAGCGAACAAAGTTCTTCTAAGTAAACTTGGTTTTTTCATATTTGGTTCAATCATTTCTTTCTCCGTTAAATCGTAAATATTCTTTTAAAACATGCATCCCATATGATGCCCATGTAATTACTATTAGACTCCATATAAGTATTTCAATCACTTAAATTTACACTCTGTCATAATCTCTGTTAGACATGCAACAAAGTTAATCTCATTGTCCATAGCAAAAGCAGACTTGTATTGATAGTCCGCAATAATAAGAACACATGCTGGGATTGAAGATGGTGCGAGTCGATTCTCTAATGAATCAAACACTTTTCTATACAATGTGTTGAAGTCATTGTCTGAGTTTTGACCAACCCACTTTCGCATACTGCTCCAGTTCTTTTCTTTAATCATATCAATAAGAGGTGTTAACTTCTCTTCACTAAGTGTAGATAGAAGTCCAGTGTCAATGACACCACCAATACCATATCGTTGCACTTCATTCAGACAACGTCTAAAGTCGGGGAAGAACTTCATAACCAGTTCAGCAAGAACTTTTGGTTCGTATTCGATTCCCTCGGTTGTACATATACCCATCAACCTTTTCATAAAGTCTTGAGCAAGTTGAGGTTTCTCTGAAGGTTTGATTGAAAAATCAATCACTGTTGTTCTAGAATGTAGTGGTGCAATAATTCTGTTCTTGTAGTTACAAGTAAAGATGAATCTACAATTAGAAGAGAACTCTTCTATAAAGTTTCTCAAAGCAGGTTGAACTGAGTCAGCAGAAATATAATCTGCCTCGTCTAGTATCACCACCTTTGAACCACCACTAAGTGACATTGTAGATGCAAAGTTTTTAATCTTAGTTCTTAGGGTATCAATCAATCTACCCTCGTCCGAACCATTGATTACAATGAAGTCGGCACCCATCTCATTACACAGTGCTTTTGCAACTGTTGTTTTACCAACACCAGCAGAACCACAAAGTAATAAGTTAGGTATCTCGCCTTCTTGAACGAATTTTTTGAATGTATCTTTTAGATGGTTGGGAAGTATCGTATCCTCAATTGTTTGAGGTCGATACTTTTCCACGTATAAAAATTCTTCTTTCATAATAGAGATGAACTCCCCGCCGAGTCCACAGTGTAATTCACCCTTGAAGATTGATGAGATTGAATTACTCCCGTGATAATTGTAGAGACTAGTACAATACTCACACTAATATATAGGTTAAATATCATATTTTGAATCGGGTTCTAATGCGATAAAGTACTCCAAATCAATATCTTTGTTCTTGAAGTTAGAGATACCTTTTGAAGATACTGAAACTGAATAGTTTCCCTCTAGCACTTTCAAGTTTTCAATCTTAAAGTTCATTATGAAAGACACACCGTTTCCAGTTCCAACAACTCTGCTGAATGTGTTTGAAGTGTCATTCTTTTTGTCTGTAACTTCTAAGGTTATAGTAGTACCATCTGATTTTAAAATCAAATCACCTACACCTAGAACACTTGCAGCCTTGTTAAGGTCATTCAACAGTGTTGAAGACACATCAAATGATACTTCTGACTCAGGCATTGTAATCATTTTATCTGGCGTTACCACCATACCTTCACTTGCAAAGAAATAATTCATTGAAGAATTGCTATCTGCAATACTCAAAGAAGAATCATTGAACTGAAAGTCGGGGTCTTCCAGTAAACTGGTTGCACCTAAGAACTCTGGCAGATTGTAGATACTGAAATCTTGAGGAAATTCCTCAGATACAGTTGCAACTGCAAGAATGTTTTTCATATTCGATATTGTTTTCAGTTGGTTGCCCTCACTGACTTTAATACCTTGGTTTATTGTTGAGAAATTTTTTAAGACATTCCTCGTGTCATCACTAATTTTCATCACTACTTAGTCTCCTTATAAACATCGTGGTTGTACAATGCAAGGAATCCATAATGGATTACCTTGAGAAGGTCAGCACGATTATAACCATCCTTCTTACCGTATCGTTGTGCATATTTCATCACGTTACCGATACAAAATCCCTCACCGTGACCACCGTCCATAATAAACTCAGTCGCCTGAAACTTATCTTTAGAGTAGTGAGCACCATATGTGGCATCTACATAAGAAGAGAACTCCGAAAGGAGTTCCTTCTCATTGTATTTGTATTCTATTTTGTTTGACATGATACTAGTATACTCCTAGTCTTCCATTTCGTCAATAGAGTTTTCTGCATTCAAGTCCACTCCAGCATCAATCTTGGAGTAGAGGTCGAGAATACTATTCCTAGTCTCTTCATCAAACCTTGAGATACACATTGTGATACACTTCAGTTTGTCATTGAACATTCTGAATGCATTGACGATGTGAACAAGTCTTCTTGTTGTGATAACATCATCAATAGCACCTTCATAGTAGGTCTTTCTGATAATGTCTGCCCAGTCAACCAGTTTGGTTGTGAACTCTGAATCAACTTCACCAGTCAATGCCATTTCCATTTCAAGAATTTTTCTTTCAGTAACCACTGGCGGATATTCTTGTTGCATGGTAATTGCAAATCTTTCAAGCATCGCCTCATTCATGATTTGAGTCCCGATGAATTTACCATCGTCTGACCCTTGACCTTTCGTGTTTGCAGTAGCAAGAATGGTGAAACCTTTTTTAGGTGCAACCCACTCACCAGTTTTCTTGATTAGGTATCCTTTACCTTCAAGAACTGATTGTAGACACATTAACTTGTTTGAACCCAAGTCAACTTCATCAAGAAGAAGGACAGCACCTTTTCTCATTGCTTTGATAACTGGCCCTTCCCTGTAGACAATGTTACCATTGACTAGAGTGTGACCACCCATTAAATCATCTTCATCGGTTTCGATTGTAACGTTGACCCTGTAGAGTTCTCTCTTCAGTTGGGCACACACTTGTTCAATCATAAGTGTTTTACCGTTACCACTCAGACCAGTAACAAATACTGGAAAGAAGATTTTAGATTTGATGATGTTCTTAACATCTTTGAAGTGTCCGAATGGAACATAGTTGTCCATCTTCTCGGGAATTATTTTTGCATCCGACATAAGATTCACACTCTCAGTTTGAGCAGCAACAGGCATGTTACTTGCAACAGGTTGAGCAGGAATCGGAATAACTTTTGGTGTAACAACTTCGGGTTCATACCCACCATTGTAACCACTGATAGCAGCCTCAAGATTGAAGATACCAACACCCTCTTTGAAATTATACCTTGCAGATTTAATCCAATATGGGAAGTGGCCAGTGTTATTAATCTCTTCCTTCGTAAAGGAAGTTTTATTAGGGTACGTCTTGGTCAACGTTTCTAGGAATTCTTTCCTATCAGGCGTATAGTGAAACGGTTTTCCCGCCACTGTTATCGACTCGCTTCTGTCGTAAGTTCTTTTTGTATCAGTCATAATATAGTCTCCGTTATTTAACTTTTTTTCTCATCATTAGTAGTATATAAAAAAGTGAGGGGCTTTGTCAAGTTTATTTTATTGGTTGAAGTAACTTTCCTACACCTTTTTCTATAGATATCATACCACCATCTTTTTTTGAATAGGTTTCAAATGACCCATTGTTCACCCAATATCTGAATGCTTTACACTCAACCTTTTCTTCTTTACACTTCACTTGATTTGGACAATCAAAGACTGTGCATGGCCCAGGGCCCACGTTCTGAATTGCATCTGCAAATGAACTGTAATCGGTAGTGTGTGAAATGTAGTAACTCTCTTCAACTTGTAATGCATTCATTATACTTGCTCCTGTAAAAATGTAGTGTCCATATCTGAATCCAATAGTGTGATTTCAAATACATCCAATTCCTTATCGTGGTTAACCATATGTGGAACCATGATTCCTTGAGCAGCCATGCTGTCAACCTTGTTGACAAACGCCTTATACTCATTCCTTTCTAAAATAACTTTATCCATTATGCAATCTCCTTTATAAATTCGTTAGTTAAAAATCTTGATGTAGTTTTGGATTTCTGATTTCTTTTGAAAGCAGCCATAACTCTGACCTTTTTCGCATCAACTAGGTCATCTGAAAGTTCATCATCACCAGTAGCACCAAGAAGTGATGCACTAGTCAAGAATAATTTGTTGTATCCGTGACACTTCACTACCATACCAGTCTTCTTGATTTCTTTCCAAGAATCATCATAGTCTTTGTGTGGAGCGGTTTCACTAAGGATACCATACACGTCTTGTTTTCTACCAAGAACAAAGTACCCAGTCACTGTAACGTTACATTCTTTTGATATCCAGTCCAGTAAGTTCTGTGTAATTGAAAAAGCATTTCTGTAATGACTACCACTACCGTAAGGGTAAACTTTTTTAGAGTATGGGTCAATTATCTCTCTATCCACTTGTGTCATGTAACCGTAGTCATCTCCGCCACTTTGTTCTTTGATTTGAGCATTCTCAGCATCATCCTTTTCAAACAAAGCACCACCGTGAGAGTAACCATCTGTGATTACTGTAAGAATTGATTTCTCAATACCGTACTGTCTTTGGAATTCAGGCAGAAGTTTTCTGAGAACTCCAAGAGACTGATTGAGTGGTGTTCCACCTAGAGAGTATCCAGTTGGGTGAACCCTAGTGGCAATCCATGAGTATCCAAGTTCAGTGTAGTTTGTATTGAAATTCTCATCCAACCAAGCGTGTAATTTGTTTCTTGCCTTCCATGAGAATCCATCGATGTAGTGGTTTAAGTAAAGTGAAGCAAGGTTCTGCATCATCTCATTCCACTGCCTGTTATTCATTTCATCC